ACCACGAGCACGATGCCGCCGATGACGCCGGCCACGATCTTCATGGTGTCGCCGTTCTCGGTCATCCAGTGAACGAGCTGCTCGATCTTGGGTGCCAACTTCTCAACAGCGTCACCAATGGCGTTGAACACCTTGGTGGCGATCGGCTCGATGGCGACGAACACCCGGTTCTTGAGCATCGTCAACTTCTCGGCGAAGTCCTGAGTATCGGCGCTGGCGGCCATGATGCCGTCGCCGTTGGCCAGCGCCGCCGACATGTCCTCAAACGACAGCTTCCCCTCACGGATCAGCGCCGCCAGACGAGGGCCGGCCCTAGCGCCGAACACGTCGAGCGCCACGCCAGCGGCGGCGACGTCGGTCGGCGAGTTCTTGATGGCCGTGAACGTGTCGGCGAACACCGTCGACGCGTCCCGACCCTCTTTCGCCGCAGTCGCCAGCGCCCTCGACAGGGCAGGCATCACGTCACCGACGTCAACACCGGCCTTGCCCAACGTGGCCAGCATCGCAGCCGACTGATCGAAACTCAGCCCGATCTCACGCAGCACCACACCCGCACCCGACATCTGACCGGCCAGATCGGCGACGGCCACACCCGACTGTTGCGAGGCACGGAACAGCAGGTCGAGCTTGGCGCCCTGGTCGCCGGTGGCGATACCGAAGTTGTTCATCACGCCAGCGACGGCAGCGATGTTGGTCTTGAGATCCGTGCCCGTCATGCGGGACAACTCGAGGATCTGGTTCGACAGGTCTTGCAGGGGCTGGCCAGTCAGGCCGAGGCGCGTATTGAACTCGGTGACGGCCGTGGACGCATCTGAAAAAGTCGCCGGGACGGACCCGGCGACAGCCTTCAAGTCATTCTGCAGAGCCTCGAGAGCAGGGCCGGTGGCGCCGGTGCCGATGCGGATGTTGTCGAACGCGTCGTCGAACTGTGTGCCGATCTGAAACAGGCCGACACCGATCGCACCAGCACCGGCGAGGATGCCGGCACCGGCCACAGCTGCGCCTTGAGCCAGCTTCTGCGACGTGGTGATGGTGGTCGCTCGCAGCCGGTCGAGTTCCGATTGCGCACGCTTGATGCCCTTGTCGTCGAACTGAGAGATGACGTTGAGATTGATCGCCATTTCTCAGTCCTTGCCGCCTGCGTCAAGTCGACGCTGCAGTTCGCTTTGGTACTTCTCGATGGTGGCGACGATCTGGCGAGTGATCTGACGATCGCCCCCTGCTTCGTCCCACGCACGCCAGATAAGACGCGACGGCCGACCACCGGCCAACTGGATCGCGTTGACGAAAGCACGACCTGAGGCGCCTTTACCGGCCGACTTTTTCCCGGCCGTCTCATAGATGGCACCTGCAGCCGACTTGTTCTGTATCAGCCATGCCGCCGCAACAGCTTGACCTCTAGAGCGTCGCGTGTTCTGACGAACGACGATCCCTTTGCGAACCTCGCCGGCGTCCCATGCACGCTCAGCCCAGAGCGAGTTGCCTCGCGCGTTCTTGGGCCTTCGCCAGTTTCGCATGACCGTGCCAGGGACTCGACTTTTGGCTCGATTGACGACCGGCTTGAGATAGTCACGAATCTCGGCGTCCATCGCCTTGCGCAGTTCGGGGGCGACGTTCTTCAGCTCGCGCTTGAAGTCGTTGTACCCGAAGATCACGACCTTCGATTCGTAGGTGCCTTGCTCGAGGTCTGCCGACGTCGTCGATAGATTCCTACGGGCCACAGGTCACCTCTTGGACGCTTCACGGGCCTGCTGTTTCAACACCGCCACGATCGCAAGGAACACGTCAGGCGGTGCGTCCAGCAGGTCGTTCGGGGCGATGCCGGTGGCGACAGCAACCTGTGCCACCAGCATCGTCATGGAGTCCCTAAAGGGACCCTCGGCTCCTCACCAGCGTCGATCGAGTCGATGTCGTCAAGCCACTCATCGAAGGGCTTGACGACCCGCCCGGCGACATGCGAACCCTTCCACGCCGCCCAGCACAGGGCCTCGTAGGACGCGTTTTCGCCGAACAGTTGTGTCATCGACTTGCCGAACTGACGCTCGGCAGCGACCAGCACCTTGGGTGTCACGGGAACCTCATACGGCTCGCCCTCGGAAGGGACGACCCGTAGACGCATGAGGGCCGCCACGACTAGGCCGTGGCCTTGGCGATGGTGCCGTCGATCGGCCAGGTGATGCTGGCGGTCGCCAGTTCGCCGACCTGAGCGTCGAGCGGCATCCACTCGGTGACGAGGGCGTTGAAGGTGTACGACGGGTTGGTGGCGCTGGTGGCGGTGCCGTTCGGACGCACGATCACTGCGGCGGTCGAGCCGAGCAGCGGGTACAGGGTCGCCTCCACCGAAGCGGCGGCGAGGTCCTGATTGAAGTCGATGGCGACCGAGTTGTCGGCCAAGCCGGCGACGCGACGACGGGCAGTGTCGCCGAACGTGGTGGTCTCGATCTCGGCGCGCGAGCTCGACAGGGTCACCTTCGTGATGTGAGACGACAGGTCCACACCACCGATGGAGACGTTGGCGTTGGTGACGACGATGGCCATGTTGGCTTAGTCCTCCTGGTTGACGGGGGCAGGTTCGGCCTTGGCGGCCTTCTGTTGGGGAGCGATGTGACCGACTTCGATGAGGAAGGCCACGTCGAGGCCGGCAAGGTCGTCGTCAGAGACCGACGAGCCGGGTTCGCAACCCACCACGGGGAGTGGGCCGACGATCTTGTAGAGCGCCACGGTGTGCCTCCTAGGCGTAGACGGTGACGTTGAACTCGCAGGTGACATAGGCGGCATCTCCCATGGTGAGGGGACGCACAGCGACCATGTCGGTGACGATCAGGGTGTCGCACACGCCCGCCAGGGTGCGGTCGTCCTCGATGGCGGCCCGGATCGAGTAGGCGCCGTCGTAGGACATCCAGCCGTCGAGCTGGATCTGTGCGGCTCGGTCGGCCATGCGGCCACCGATACCGGTGACGACGTACTCCCACGCCGACATGCCGCCCTTCATGGCTCGGTGGTAGGTGACCGACTGCAACTGGATCACCGCCATCGGCGGGTTGATCTGCTCGGGCAGATGGTCGGCGACTCGCAGGCCAGGCACGGCGGTGAGGGCGTTGGCGAGGGCTTGTTGAATGTCGAGGGACGATCCGGCCATCAGGCGACGACCGGGTTGCGATACGGGCGCAGCATTCGCTCGACGTCAGGGTCGATGGCTCGCACCGTGATGGCGCCTAGGTCCCCGAAGCCGGCGACGCCAAGCAGCGAGTCGCCACGCTTGACGAGTCGATCGGCGAGGAGGATGCACGCAGACGTGACCGGTGCCGGCACCGCAGGCCAGCCCCATTTAGCGGTCACTTGGACACCTGCCGGAGCGGCGGCGGTGGGGAACACGACGTCGATGGTGCGGATGATGCGGATCGGGTTGCCCTTGACGAGCGCGTTGAGCGGCTCGAGCTGATACTGAGCCGAGGTGAGTGTCGTGGCGTAAGTGCCGTCGTTGCCGCTGTCGGTCTTGATGACCAGCCCCGACGTGGACGAGATGTCGTCGACGCTGAGGGCTTCGTTGTCGATGGCGACGAACGTGCGGGCGGTGGCTGCGGTGTCGGCGTAGAACCGGCGGTCGCAATGCTGGTCGATGACTCGGGACGCTTCGGTGATGCGGTCCTCGAGCATCTGGTCGTCGATGTTGTCGATGATGCGCAGGATCGTCTTGAGATCGGCGAGGGTGCAGTAGCCGTTGGTGATCGTCATGGGGTCTCCGTGGCTGCGATCCGCTCGTCGATCTCGTCGAGGATTGGTTGCCAGTGACGGTCGAATACGACTCGGTGGTCGTAGTCGAGAGCGAACGTGCGGGCCGCTTGGCGGCGCTTGTCGTCACGAGCGTGCTCGTAGGCGTTCTCGAGCTGCTCGACGATTGAATGGACGAGCGGCGTGGCGAACCACGAGCTCTGGCCGGCATCCCAATAGGGCTGCACCGATGCAACGAAGCCGTGGTCGCCGACCAGTTCTGGCTGGGCGGTGAAGTTTGACACGATCGAAGGCACGCCACAGGCGGCTGCTTCGATCACGGGGACACCGAACCCTTCGCCCCTCGAACACAACAGGTTCACGTCAAGGGCGCCTATCAGCGCCGACACGACCGCAGGGTCGAGGCCGGCGTAGTAGGCCCACTGGTCGGTCCACACGATCCGATCGTCGGGGATGCCGCAGGCGCTGGCGAGGCGTGCGAGGTCGATGCCGCCAGCTGCCCCCCGTTTCTCGGTGTGCAGGTAGGCGTACACGTCATTGTGGTCGGTCATGAACTGGCCGAGCGCCAGCAGGTTTTCGCCCCAGGCTTTCCGAAGCGGGGCGATGCCTTTGTTGGCGGCGACAATGCCGACCACGAAAGCGTCGGCCGGGATGTTCAGCAGCTCACGGCCGGTGGCGCCGTCGATGGTGGCGTCGGGCCGGAACACGTCGGTGTTGACCGAGTGCGGTGCATACATCGCTTGGATGCCGGCTCGTTCGAGCATCTGCTCGCCGAAGCGGGCCATGGCGATCGGCAGCACGTTCGGCCGTTCGCACCATTCGAGCACGTCCGATGGCGCCGGCATGTGGTCGACTGGCACCCACGACGCGATGACGTCGATGTCGTCGACCTTGGCGTTCTTGTAAACCCAGCAATCGAACAGCGTCACGAGGGCGCAGCGTCTGCCTTGGGTTTCTTCGACGTACTTGTGGTGAGCGGTGAGGACGTCGGCCGAGTAGGGGTGGTATCCGGTGGGGAGGACTTCGACGCCTTCCCACGAGGTGATGAACCCTTGGGTGCCGTAGTTGTTCGAGAGGGTGACCGGTCGCCCGGAGGCTTTGATTTGCCGGACGACGTGCGCGGTTTGGACGCCGTAGCCGGTGGCGGCCGCTGCGAAGTTGGAGTGCCAGACGATGCCGGCACGGCCGTCGCCAGACTGGCTTCGAGCATCCATTCGGCTAGGTAGTCCGGCAGGTCGACCTCGACCCCTTGGATCACGACGAACATGACCGACTCGTTTCTTGCCCATGTTTTCTCCTTGCCCGTGCCCGTTGGTTGTCTGGTTGGCCGGTGGTCGCCCCCACGGGCAAGGGGCGACCACCAACCAGACAAAGCCCGTGTCACCGGAGGCGTCCGATCAGGACGCGCCGCCGATGAAGTGCTTGACCGCAGCCGAGTCCGGCAGGTTGCCGTCACCGCGCCACGTCACCCGGAAGGTGATGAGGTCGTTGACGAAGCCGACCGAGTCGTCACGGGCGAAGTCGATGCCTCGGACCTGACGGACGTAGTACGCCGAGATGTCGCCGAAGATGATCGACTTGGCACCGGTGGCGGTGGCCACGATGTCCGGGTTCTCGAACACCGGGTACCCGAGCAGAGTGTCGGGCTGACCAGGCTGCAGGCCGGGGGCCCACAGGTACTGGTTGTCGGTGGTCTTGAGCTTGCGGACCGCTGCGAGGGTCGACGACCGCATCTGGAAGGCCGCCCCACGACGCCGGTACGGCGACGCCACGGAGTAGACCAGGTCGATGAGGTTGTCGCCGGTGGGGACGCCAGCGACGCCGGTGCCGCCGGTGACACCGAGGGTCGAAGCCCCGACGATGCCGGTGGGCTGCACGGTGCCGGTGCCGACGGTGAGTCCGGCGTTGACCGCCGTGCCCATGCCGACGGCCGACTGACGGGCCACGAAGTCCAGCAGGTTGACGCCGGAATCCTCGACGACCTCACGGGACAGCTGGAACGTCGCCGCGTACTTGAACGCGCCGAGCGTGATGAACGCTGCGAAGGTCGGGTCGGACTCGGCGATCGCCGTGCCCTCGGACGTGACCGCCGGGGCGGTGTAGGTCGAGGTGCGGGGGATCTGCAGGTTCTCGCCGGAGTTGGTGGTCAGGATGGTGACCAGGTTGCCGTCGAGCATCGGACCCTGGATGACCAGGTGCTCCACGAGACGGTCGTAGAACGACGTCGGCACCGGGGCGCCGGTCGACGACTTCAACACGTCACGCTGCTCGAACGAGTGGCTGCGACGCTCGCCGAGGGCGATCTCACGGATGATGTCGGCGTCGGACTTCTCGGCCACCGGAGCGGTCCGGGCGGTGAAGTCGGCCGGCACACCGAGGGCGGCGCGGGACTCGTCGATGGCCCGCTCGCGGGCCTCGGCGTCGAGGACCAGCTTGCGGCGACCGTCGCAGGTGTCGATGACGTCGTTCAGACGCTCGAACTGCTCGGTCTCCTCACCGGTCAGGTCACGGCTCTCGGCGGCGGCGGCGTCGAGGAGGCTCTTGGCCTGCTCCCACGCACGGGCGCGCTGCTCGGTGAGCCTGTTGATGAGCTCATCGCTCATTTCAGTCTCCTAAGAGTTGATGGGATGGGGGGTGCAGGTGGTGGTCGGCGAGTGGTGGCACACGGGGGGTGCTCCGGGTCGCGACTCCGGGCTGCGAATCGGACTCAGCGCTTGGCGTTGAGCTCGAAGATGCGCCGGGCGAGCGCGACGGGAAGTCCCCGTTCGGCAGGCTCGTCGGCGTCGATCTCGTCGATGGCACGCACCTGCGCGCCTTCGGTGGCCGGATAGGCGGGGAAGCCAGTCACGACCGAAACTTCATGCAGGATGACCTCACGCAGCTCACGGGAGGTGCCGTCGTCGGACCAGGCGTCGCCGCCCTTCGGGACCGAGAACCCGAACGACATCGAGTGAACGTCGCCGCGTTGCATCAGCACCGACAGGTCTCGACCGTAGGTGGTTTCCGGCAGGTCGGCTTCGACCCACAGGCCACGCTCGTCCTCCGACAGCGACAGTGTGCCGGCCTTGGTGGACCCGAGCACCTGGTCGGTGTTGTGGTTGAGGAACATGCGCTTCTCGCTACCGGACTTGAGGCTGCGACGGAACGCACCAGGGGCAATTGTCTCAATAAACGGCAGCGGCTCTGACGGCGAGTTGAACACTGCCGCATAACCGGCGAACCGCATCGGCTGCTCGGCATCGTCAACGACTCGCAGGTCCAGACCGCCGACCTCGACGGTGCGGAACTCCACGTCACGGCCGCCGATCTTGCGCTGCTCAGCCTCGAGCACGACGTAGCGGACAGGGGACTGTTCGGTCATGGGTTCTCCCATGTGCTCGGTGGCAGGCCCCTGCGCCTCGCCGGTGGTCTCGATCGGCTCGTCCATG